GTGATGGGGTTTGATTGCGAGGTTACGCCGCTTCGTGTAGTGTAAAGATTCGCAAGCATCCCACTATCAGCGAAAGACACAGAGCAAACAGCGCCACCCGCTGGAGCTGTTCCAGCGGAATCCTCAAAAATTGTTTTTTGTACTTTTACCAATGCCATTAGCTGATCGCTCCGCGTATATCGCCCATATTGAGCCATGTTATATTTGAATTATTTGTTATTGCTGCACCAGCAAGACCGCCCGCCCCCGCTCCGCCCGCAGTTCCGTCCTGCCCTAGATCACCACCATTTCCTGAAAATGAATATTCAACAGTTCCCTGAAATGACTCTATAGCGGCTATCATTTGATCTTTTGTTGTGCCGGTAACTCTGTCACCAAGGACATTCAGACCAACAGGGAATGAAAGCCTACCGTTTGCACTACCCTCTTTATAGCCGGCGCCACAAGGGCCGACGTTTCCGCTTAATGCGGCGGTTGGGTTTACTCTTAGGCTGGTATCTCCTATACCGCCAGCGCCCCCACCGCCGCCTATTACTCCGTTATTTTCAATAGCAACAGGATAGTCCGCATTCAAGGCTAACCCACCGGCGGCAACCAAAGGGTCAGAACTTGCGTTACCGGCCGCACCAACTATATAACCGCCAGCGTCGATTGTTAAGGTTGGCACTATTGGCCCGAAATCACCAATAGATAGCGCCGCTACAGTATTGAATCTTGCACCGACAAATGCCGACGACTTAATTATGAAATCAACGCTAACTACACCTACAAGCGAGGCATAAATATTGTCGTATATTGACCGAAGACTTACACTTCCATCATTAAGTATTTCATCTGAATCAATAGGTATTAATATGTTGCCGCCGCCGCCTGGACCAGAGTAATCACTAAAAATAAACTCTTGGGCTGTTATTGCGTTCATTGAATCGCCGTAAGATAGCGATGTAATGTAAACAGGGCTTTGCCTTGGAGCCCCAAATGCATCTTCATTTGCTCGGTGTGAAATCTGAGCACCTTGGCCTAGCTTTATAGTTTCGTCGCGAAACAATCCAAACTTAAAATCACGCGGTGGGTTTATATAGCGCTGCAAAATTCGGCTATTAAGATTTAGCGCAACAGATTGCGCAAAATCAGGTATCCAACGAGAGAATGTTTTTTTAATTACTTCCGTTGCATAAAGATTCTCAGCGGTAGGTGACACTAGAACCGAGTAGTAATTGAACGGGTCATCGAGCTTAAGAAACGGATTCTTTTGGTTATAGTAAGTCCACGCCTGACTAACCCTATCATCTTGCCGCTCAGACTGCCTGAAACCCTGTATTTTATCTTCATCGAAAAAACCAAGGCTAACAACTGGACGTAGAACCTTTAATATTATTTTTCGTGTTTTAACATCAGCGTAGAAAATTAAACCTGATTGCTCAACCAGCTCATTAATAAGCTTTGATACAGGCTCTGGCTTTACGATAAACGCGGAATACAATGCGCTTTGAAAATCATTAACCTCAACTTCCCATTCCGCGAAATCAATATAGCCAGCATCAAGCGGCGTGTAGTTGACTATCAAGTCATTTATTATTGCCGCGCTAGTCTGCCCCGAGTATTCACCGACAAGCTGAACATTATCCCCGTCTTTATGTTCCTGTAGTTCGCCGCGAACATCGCGAACAACAGTAAATGTATCGCCAACTCTGGTAAATGACATAGCCTCTTTACCAACGGCAACATGTCCTGATACGGGGTATTGAAGATCGCCAATACCAATAGGCTCAACATCAAAGGTTGTTACTACAGTATCAATGTCAGCGACTAGATTACCAACGGTTACAGCGGGAAATTGCGATGAGTCGCCGTTAGTCAACTTAAGAAAATCTACGCATTTAATAGTCATGCCGCCCATATTATCTGGGCCGCTGAAATTTCCTACGGTGTAGTATTCAACCTCAAACTGTCCGCCGGCATAACCACGATACACCCTAACTTCAGATCCAAAAATATAGGGATTTCTGGCCTTGAACTTACCTAGAAATGTTCCCCTTTCAAACTCTCCAGCATCGCGCGCTATAAGGTTTTTATCAAGCCCCGCCATTGTTGACAGCTCATTCCCCAGATTAAGTGTGCACTGCGCGCGGGTACCCATATCAACCGCAGGATTTATTGTTGCGCTAGTGCTTTTTGCGCTCTTCAGAATTAAATGCGTAGGCACGTCATCCAGCGGCCAAAACTCAATACCATTATTCAGCGCAAATCTAACAGTTTGAGTTGTCGCTGAATAATTAGCGGGATCGCCACAGTCGTGTGAGTTATTGCGCGTATTGAAGCAAGGTATTCCGGCTGCCGTGCAAGGTGCTTCGCTGAATGTTAGCGCGCAAAATGGCAGGTCGATTTCAACATAAACACCGAGATCACTCATCGGATGAAAACCCCGTCATGCTAAACGATAATGCCATATCGCCGTTTGGAGAATCATTAACAGCCCGAACATCGCCATTTGTCCAGCAAAACCCAGTCTCTAAAGGCCTGTCGTTTGGCCTCCACGCCCAAAAAAACGGCCTAACCTCAGCTGGTATCTGGAACTGTTTAAAGATCTCGTCTCTGTAATAGTCTTGGTCTATGTTGCTCATATTAACAGAAGAGCCAAGAGACACTTTTGTTCTTACGTTGCCGAGATAGTTTCCGTTGTCGCTATTCTCTATAAGTCTCGACACGTTGCGGCCAAAAGTAATTGGAGTATGCCCAACGTAAATATTGCGCGGCAGAAAAACCGATTTTCCTACGTAAATATTGCCAACCTCAAAGGAGAAATCATCGGTTGACTCAAAAACAACAATAATACTTACGGGCTCTATCTCTTCAAAATTAATAAAAATAGGTGAAGAGTCTGTTATCTGGGCTGGCCCGTAGATTACGCCGCCGCCTGTAGTGGTTGTGTAAAGTATCCTAATTTGCCGACCTATAAGACCGCGATGCGCCGCTATACCGACAAAGTCAACAATCGCGTCAGAAGGGCTTGAATACCAAAAATGATAATCAGCCGGTGATGTTTTCCAGCGCTCAGAAGTGGAGGGAGTGGAAGTAAGCCACGATGGATTACTATCAAGCTGTGTCGGAGACTCAAAAATATTAGACTGATTTGTTATATTCTCGATGCCGATTCGAGGCGAGTTCGCATTAGCCCCTATCGGATCTGGATAGACCCCCAAGGACATAGCATCAGAAATAAAAACAGACATTAAGTGGCTCCGAGAAAACTCAAATTAGCGCCATTTTTCTGCGCCTCCTCTAACATCGATATGATACCACGACCTGTAATTATTGCATCAGGGTCTATGTTTAGGGCGACGCTTTGACTTTCGCCTGCGGGTGATCCACCTCCGCCGCCTCCGCCTTCGACTCCGCCAGGTGTGGCGCTCGGCATACCGGACCCTCCAACGCTAGGTTGCGATCCTCCACCGGAAAATGATTGTGAGCTTATATTCCTGATCATCATACCGGTTTTAGCTAAGGATGCCGCTGTGTACGCCGCTGCAACAGCTGGAGCCCATGGACCCCCTGTCGCCATGCCTGCAGACCATGCCGAAATAGCAGATTCGCCGCCTTTTATTACGGCTGAAGCTTTGGCCGCCTTCTTTCCAAGCTCAAAGGCTTTCTTTGAATGGCCCTGTGCAAGACTCATTAGGCTTGAACCCATGCTCTGGACTATACCGATTGCGCTTGACCTCTCAGACTCCCGAAGTGAATTAACCTTGTCGACATGCCCTTTTATGGCCTGTTCTCTAACGTTCTGCCATTCAGCCTCCGAATAAAATCTTCTAGAATCAAACTCATCGCCAATCGTCATCATTTCAGCTTTATGAGCGCGCAACAATTCCTGCTCTGTCGCATACTTTGATTTTATAGCGTCAATTTCACTTTCAGGACCAGCAACCCCGCTATTATTCTCTGTTGATTTAGCTACAACATCGGCGACCGCTTTGGCCGCTTCGTTAGACTTCTGCTTTACCGATTCAAGGAACTTATCCACGGCATCGCTAGGCATTTCCTGCATTGCCAATTCGTGGAGCTCGCGCCTAATATCAGCGACTTCAGTTCTAGATGCTTCGCCAAGAGCATGAAGCCCCTTCATAAATGCGGAATCAGAGAATGGGTCTATAGCGACAATATCAACTTTAGGTAGCTTATTTAGCCCCTTAATGACTAGGTTTATATTTGAGATGACAGAGTCTAGGAATATAGATATGGCCGTCCCTGCAATTTCAAACGCAGACACAACGGCACCAACAAACCCCTTTACGACAAGCTCGACCCCCTTAAAGACAACCTCAAGCCCGTGAACGATATCAGCGAAAAATCCTACAGCTTTTGCCGCTTGACCAAAACCTTTCTCAGCTATAGAGCCGAATCCACCAGCATCTTTTGCCATTTCAACAAATTGGTTTGCAACCTCTTCAACGTATGGCGCCAGCTCAACAGTTACCGCCTGTCCTGCGGCGCTTACAGCCTGAGAAACCCTAAATAAGGCATCATTTGCCGCCTCAACTTTAGCGGCGTCTAGTCGCGTTAGGGATACTCCTAGAGCATCGAGCTCTTTCCGCGTAGGAGATAAGCCCTCACTCTCCAAAGCCTTTAGGACTTTAAGCATCTTAAGGCCTTCGCGGCCGAAAATGTCAGACGCTATAGATGCCTTTACGGATTGATTTTCGACGCCCGCAATTGCCTTGGCCAGCGTCTCCATTTGCTGATCTGGAGACTGCTCTGTAATGCTCTCAATTGACACGCCTACAGCTTCAAGAGCGTCAGCCGCCGCGCCGCCTTTTCTTGCGGCTTCACCCAATCGCATCTCCATGCGTTGAAGGTTTTTATTCATAGACTCTTGAGAGACGCCGTTAAGCTCTGAAATGTGATGAAGGGCTTGCAGGTTTGCAATATTGATATTTAACGCGTCGGCAGTCTTAGCTAGCGAGTCTATGACCTTGGACTGCTGCTTATATATAAGCGTAAGTCCGCCAGCGGCAGCAGCACCGGCAGCTAAGCCATACTTTGCTATCTCAGTTGCGCCGCTTCTAGCCTTTTTTGAGAAGCTATCTACGAGACTGGCGCCCTTTTTTAATTCAGCGCGAAGCGGGGATATATCCCCGCCGACCTTAACGCCGATGTTTGCAGTTGACTCAGCCATTCATTAAGACCTCATAGGCGGCGTCCCAATCATCGCCGCGCGGGTTATCTTTATTGTTTGGCATTCTCTCGTCGTATATCCACCAAAGTTCCGTGACTGTTAGCCCCCAAAACTCAGACGGAGAAACCCAACCAGCGCCAACGAATACTCTATATGCTTGCTCAACAAGACCTATTGGCTGGCTTAAGTCTTTTTTTCGCCGCCATCCTCTTCTGCAGCTGCAGCTAAAGCGCTAGGCGGTAGCATCATAATCATTAGATTGCCAATAACGGCATGTACGTTAGAGTCTCCAGTTCCGAAAAGCTCTTCGTAAACCTCATCAGCAGTGGCCCTACCTCCGGCATACTTGATAGCATCGGCGTAAGCTCTCGCTAGAGACACATAGCTAAGCTTCTCAGGATTGTTCAGAGCCACGATATTAACATGAGCTTCAATTGAGGCAATTAGGCCAAGAACCCTATTCGCGGGAACGCTAAGGTTTTGGCCTTTAAATTCTAAATCTACAGGATTAAACATTTATCACCTTTTACTTATGCTGGAGCGGTATATGTCCACGTGTCAGAATATTCAAGAGTAAAGCTGAATGTTGTGGCCTCACTGTATGGAGCACCCTCATCATATGAAGTGAATAGAACATCACCTGTAATTGACCCGCCATCAGCAAAATTATACTGAATGTCGGTAAGCAGACCGGATGTGCCTGGAGTTAATGCGATAGCTCTAAACGGGCCGCCCGTTTTGAATACCCCAGAACCAGAGATGGTAAGCTGTTGCTGACCATACTCAGACAAAAGCCGACGAATACCGCCATCTTCATCACTTGTAACATCAATTGCTTCGCCAGCCCATGCTAGCGACTTCTCGCGAACACCAGCAATAACAACACTATTTTTTTCTATCGAGTCTGCACGCCCTACATTTCCAGCCATTTTTTAAGCCTCATCAATTAATAATCTAAATGAAATCACGCCATGGCGCGTTTTGCCGTCTGTATCAAGAAAATAATCACTAGAATCAAACATGCAGTCAAGCACAGTATACCCCGTAACAGATAAATTGGCACGACTGAGCGCTTCGTAAATGTCCCCAGCTATATTTTTTACTCTTTTATACCCGCTGTAATTATCCCAGACGTGAATTGTTGCGATAGCATCAAAGCCTGTACTTGTATCCGTATCGAATGGCGCAAAGCTATCATCGCCAACAACAACATAAGGATAGGTCGCGTTTTTTGGCGGATCTCCATAAACGCTAACACCAAGCGATGCAGAAACAAGTTTGTCGTATATCGTCTTTTGAATATCATTACTAAAAGACATTTTCTGCAGCCTGCTTTTTTAGTATCGAATTAATTCTCTTGGTTAGTCTTTTCTGAAATTCTTCACGTAATATCTGCGGCAAGTTGCCCATAACCTCAAGCCTTGCTGGCCTTAGGAATGGCCTCTCCTGCAAGTTGTTGCCCTTCTTTGTTCCGTACTCAACAAATCGCCAGTAAAAAGCATTTTCTCTAAACCTAACAGTACTAACCGGCCTGTCCGGCGGGGATTTGTCACGCTTAGTGTAAATGCCTTTCCTTAACTTTCCGCTGTCTTTGCTAACCCTCTGCTTTGCGCCCTTTGTTATGCGAGCCGCAACGCCGTTAATCGTTGATCTGGCAAGATTTCTGGCCTCTTTTGGGGCTATCTCACTAAGTATGGCCATGACCTCTTTGTCGCCAACAACTTCAATACCTTTTAGGCTCATATATCCTCGCCCCGCTGACCTTTTAACACAACATAAAGGTTTTGCGACCCCTCATAAGCGATTTCAGATACATCAAACCGATTGCCATTCCACTGAATAACTGAGGTAGTTGACGCGGGGAAACCTTCATAGTTGTGAAATCTGAACGCAACAACATCCTTATCAGCATCTCTCATGGCATGCTCACGCTCTTCACCTGTAAGAAATACAACTTCAGACCAAAATTGACCATTAGTTGTAAGCGTTTCAGCTCGACCACCTATATCGTCTGTGACATATGAGGCAGTAAAAATCTCGACAACCTGATCCATTTTCCCGATCATAGTATTGGCTGATTTTTGAACGGCATCATCATCATGATAGCTGCCTTATTATGGTATTCAGCACTAGCTCGACCGGTATACAAATCGCAAGCCAGCATGATTACAGCCTGCTTTAACGACTGAGGGTAATCACTAGAAATTCCCGAAGTTATCGTTACTTTCAAATCTGTTCCTTCAATATAATCATCAAAGAAAACGGTATTAAGCTGGGCGTCATAGCTAAACGCTGCTGATTGCTCATCATCGCTAGCGTCTCTGTATGTCACCGAAGATACAGCGCTTGCAGGGTACTTAATACAAAGCCTTGAGGAGGCAACCGAGTCGATAACAACAACAAAGTCAGACTCACATATGGGCCGGTCAATAAACTCCTCAGCCTGTTGTCTTGCTGCAGATATGTACGACGTTATTAGCGTGTCATCAATCGTCTGAGCTGCTGGCAACCTTAGATTTTCCTTTACTTCGCTTAGGCTTGCTGGTTCGCTCGCTGGTTGAGTTAGTCGTATTACTCGGTTTAACATCTTTCACAACCTCGGCAAGCTGGATTTTAGCAAGATACTTTGCGTAACTTTCATCGAAATCGTAGGTCTGGCCTCCAATTAGAGGGCCGACCCTGCTGGTAAAACTGATCAATGCTTTTACTTTCATAATAATAAAAGGGGCCGAAGCCCCTACCTCATTACGCTGGCAGTGTAGAAAGGTTAGCAGTAACTAGCGCGTCATTGCGGAACACGGTAAACGCAGCTCGCATCTCTGCACGAATGGTCAGCAAGTTTTTCTGGAAGTTGTCAGTATCTGACTCGCTAACATCGATTGTCACACCCTGACGAGTCCACAACATCATAGCATCGCGAGAACCGGCAATAACTGTACCGGCAGGCACGCTATTTGAAGGAACTACAGGCAATCCCCACAATCGAGGCTCTAAACCACCATTCACATAGCTGATTGCGCCGCCAGCACCAACGTAAGCCGCATCAGCTGCGCCGCGCTTGGTGACTTCCATCGCCGACCAGTCGGCAGGATTCATGAAGTAGAAGTCAGGCGCAAAGTCAGAACCTATCACGGCATACTTAAGCTTATTAGCGTAGTCGTAGGTGTTTTCTGAACCACCAACAACAACCGCAGTCGAGTTGCCGTCCAAAATACCACTAATATTTGGCGCAGTGCCGTTACCATTAATGATTTGCTGCTCAAGACGCAAGCGAACACCGTAGCCCATTCGGTTGTCAATGTAGCTAGAAAGCATTGGAGCGTCGTCCATTACCTGCTTGGTCACTTTAATGAAGTGAGCGATGGTGCGAACAGGTGCGTTAGCGAGTTCAAACGTTAAATCTGATTCAGACTTTTGCGCAGCTTCTGCAGTTTCAGCAGAGTTGTTGGTAAACACTGCTTCTTTGGTGTAATCAATGGCATTAGATGAAGTTGAACCCTTTGGGATGAAATCCAAGATACTCAACGTTCGGCTAGGACCACCTACGATTCCAGACATACGCTCAAATGGCGCCAAAGTATCATTTGGATTGCTAGCGGTTTCGCCGGAAATGGTGTTGCCTTGATACTCAAAGCGTGCGCGTGGCTGCGAGCCATCAGCAAAAGCCTTAAAAGAATCCGAACCAACAAAAGACTGGCCCATAGTTTCTTTTTTAACTGAAGCTGAAGAAGTGAAAGATTTTTGAGCCAGCGCAGTTAGCTCGTCTTGGGTTTCCTTGAACTTGGTACCCAAATCTTTAAGCTCGCCCATGAACTTTTTGCTAATCTTTTCTTCAGATTGAGCGTTAGCTTCTTTTACTTTTGTGTCTAGTTTAGTGCTTAGAGACTCAAGGCTTGAGGCTAGTTGAGCCTGAAATTCAATAGTCATAATATTTTACTCTTGTGGTTAAAGTTTGAAGTTTTTAACAAATTCCAACGCTTTTACTGCCGAATCCTCAGCAGAACCACCCACAAGATCACCTTGTACGCGCTTGACTGCGCTCACGATAGCCGTGGCTTCAGTCCGAGATGCCCCAAATCGTTGTCTAATGGAACTCTCTATATCTGAAAGTTTATCACTCTTTTGCAGTGATGCGCAAAAATCACCACCTTTGGCCTCAATCTGACGAACTTTCGCGGCGAACTTGGCTTTAGTAAACAGATCCCCGTCATCAGCTAAAGCAGCAAAGGCCATTTGATGTAAGGCGTTTTTGCTCCCAGAGATTACACGGTCAACCAGACCAGCCGCTAAAGCCTCTTCTGCATCTAAATAGGTTTCAGCATCAAGCATAGCCTCAAGTCGAGACTCGGACACGCTAACCTTTGACATATAGATACCCATCATCTGAGCTTGCATCTTATCTAAAACCTCTGCGCTAGCCCTCAGGTCATCCGCATCGCCAGCACCCATACCCCATGGCCGATGGATCATAAGCATTGAGGATTCCTTTCTGGCCACGCGATCATCAAATGCCAAAATTATAATTGAACCCATACTAAACGCTCGATCAATGATAACCGATGTTTTGCCCTGGTGATCAGCAACGGCCTGATAAATTGCCATGCCTTCGCTAACGTCACCGCCTGGAGTATTTAAAGTAATCTCAACATCGCCGGCACCATCAAGCTGCTTCGCAACATAAGCCGCCGTGAAGTCAACACCCACAACGCCATCTAATCTAAATTTTTTCATTGTTAGTACCTGTAATTTGTGAGACTTCTTTGCTTTGGCCTGCAGGAACAAGCGAACCGTTTAGATAAATTTCGTCACCGCCTGGCTTAGGGGGTCGACCTTCCGCCGCTCTAGTTTCATTAGGACTCATTTGACCAGAGTTCACGGCTTTTCCGTAAGTGTCTAATCTAGTAGCAACATCGGCGCGCAATAACGAATCAAAATCAAACTCGATGTCAAATTTATCGAAGTCCTTTGGGTCCATTAGGTGCCGCTTAATGCTGGACTCGATGCGCTCCAGATACGGGCGAAGATTTAACTTATAGAATCCTTCAACCAGCTGGCTAATGCCCGACCCCCAAACCGTACTGCCTGCGGTGTCGTTAATTAGAACTGAAGGGACACCCATAAAGCGGGCAATATCCTCAATGCTAAAGCGTCGAGACTCTAAAAGCTTGGTGTCGCTAGGGCTTAAGCCGGTCGGTATAAACTCAGCGCCCTTCTCAAGAACCGGCAAAAAGTCCGCATCGCTAGAAACCATTGCTTGAAGCTCGGCACGAATTCCGTCGCGCTGCTCTTTCTTTAACGCCGTGGTCTTATCAACCTTAACGTATCCAGCAACCTTACCGCCGTTATTTGCAAGCTTTCGGTTTCTGTCGTCCTGAATTATTGCGGTGCTTAAAGATTTCGCTGCATACTCCAGCGGACTCATGCCGACAATTCCATTGCCAAAAAGCTTTACATGCCAAACTTGATCTTCTGAGTAGGCATGCATGTCGCCATTAGCGTCAATAAACTTGTAAACTATCGACCCGTCACGCATCAGAACGGGTTCAGTTTGGCTCGCTGACATTGGTATTAAGCCGACAAGCCTGCCGCTTGATTTCTGCTTAAGATTGTAGGCATTTCCGCACGATGTAAGATTTAAAACCAAAGACTCGAAAAACTCAGTGCGCGTTTGGTATCTGTTCGGCCTTCGATTCAGAAGCCTAAATAAATCGTTGTCACTGCATTCCGATCTTGAGTCGCCGTCATTCTCATAGCACCTCAGAGGCATGGCGGCAACAGTCTCAGTAATCAGGCGAGCTGAAGCCCAGAATGCAGAGACCTGCATAGCCGAATCAAAGTTAACATTGGTTGAATTTGAGGGGCCGTAAACCTGTATGCCCTCTTGGACTTCTTTACCTTTCGAGTTGCTGCGCCAAAACCATCTAGCCATCTGTAATGTGCACCATGTTATTTAGCCACTCGTCTACGCTGCCATCTTCTTCGTGAACCATAGCGCGACCTATCGCCATGATCAGCGCAACAACGCCATCAATTTTATTCTCGTCACGCTCTTTGCGCGGGTAAACTTGACCCCTGTAATTTTCCTTTGTCGTAACGTTTGAAATCATCCATGTCATGACGGGGCAGCCGTTGTGCCGAATGCTTTTTGATAAAATATCCGCATCCAACTGTTTCATCGGCTCGCTAAAGTTTACCATGCTTGGTGACACCTCTACAACTGGCACCCCTTCGGACATTAGCTCCGTCGTGATTTTTACAGCCATATGAGGATCTAAGGCTAGTTCCTGAACATCTAAAATATCTAATATCCCCTCGCGAACTTTCACCCCATCATCATCGAAGTGCCCCAAAAGGTCGGCCTTTATGTGATCCTGGTCAATAATGGCGCCGTCGGTTGCAGTTATCCACCCCTCGTTAGACCACGCCATATACATCTCGTTTTCTAGAACGGTTTCATCAGGCAGATAATGATAAGTTATTGTCAGCGGAGTTCCGCCATCAGGAATTATCAATACAGATAAGCAAGCGATATCTACCTTGCTTGCTAGATCCATTCCAATATAAGCCTTGCATCCCCTGAAATCCTCGATACTTAAATCTTTATCACCAAGATCTCGCCACTTCTGAACATTAAAGTAAGCGTCTCTAGCTCCAACCCAAACATTGCAGTGCTTAGTCTGAAATATAGATTGTTTTCGCGGGGTCTGCTTTGCCTGCGCTAGTTGCGTCTCAAGAAACTCAGCATTAACCGAAACCCCGTAATTAGGGTTCGCCTTGATAACGCTGTTAATATCTTGCCAGTCGTCGCCCTTATCTATCGCATAGATCAGGCAGAAAATTGTATCATCTTGTTTAACCCCATCTAAAACCGCTTGGCAATCAACCTGCATTTGATAGCAGGGGCCGCCAAGATTGTCGCCAGCCGTGGTAATAATCAAAAGTAATGGCTGCTCCCTTGCGCCCATCCCCGTAACCATCGTTTCAACTTGGCGATCATCATCGTGCTCATGATACTCATCGATAATAGCGCAGTGCGGAGAGCTACCGTCACCAGGGTTTCCAATGATTGGCTCGAACTTAGCCATACTCTCAGGAATCAAAAGCACCGATGCCCTAGGCTCAAGCCCATATTTCTCTACAAGCATTGGAGATTTATCAAGCATTACCTTTGCGGGTGTGAAAACCTCCATGGCTTGCTTATGAGTAGTGGCGCCACTGTAAACCTCTGCGCCTTCCTCGTTATCAATGGTCAACATGTACAAACCAATAGCCGCAGCAAGTTGAGACTTACCGTTCTTCCTTGGCACAAACAGCATTGCAGACCGGTGCTTTCGAAGATGCGTTAAGCGGTCTATCCATCCAAATATTGAGCACATAAGGAAGGTCTGCCAAGGCTCAAGAATCAACTTTTTCTTTTCCCTTGCCCATTTACCCTTTGTATGAGGCATCAGCTCGACAAACTTGCACGCCCTATTGCCTAGCCTGTCATCGTAAAACCATCTCGACTTTCCTGACTCAGAGCCATCAAGGTCGTCAAGATGCCTTTTGCACGCCTGAATAATGTAATGACCTGCAGGTATCTTGCCACTGACAATATCGCGCGCGTACTGGTGAGCGATCGCACTATGATTTTTCATAGGTCATCAAAATCATTTGTCTTTTCTGACTTTCTGACTTGAAGCTTGCTTCTCGAGACAGGAGTCATTCCAAGCTCTTGCAATATCTTAATCATAGCGTTAATTCTGGCGCCCTGAATATCGTCGTAGCTGGTTTCAAACTCATGAGTAAGATAAACAGCTGCTATCAGGGTCTCTCTGTCGGCAGTGGCAAGGCTTCCCTTGTGGGCTCTAGATACGAGAGAGTCCCAGCGCTTCTTGTGGCCAGCTGCAACCAAACATTCAGGGCATTTATACTTGCTAGTAATCTCTTCAATTTCAGTAGGCTCATTAGCCCTATTTTCATATCGCTTCTTATTGTGACTAAGTTGACCCGAAGCCTCTAAGGCTTTTGTTGGTAGCTTTGCAGCCATAAATCACCAATCCAATTTTCAATGTTTTCTGAAAGTTCAAAAGTTTAAAACTGGGGGCGTAAAAATTAGGC